TCGCAACAACTTCATAAGTTGGAGGTAGTGGATCTTCAGGATCACCAGGAGGAGTATCTCTAGTTGGTGGAACTGGAACATTTATTGGATCAGGAAGAGTATCTGTAGGAGGATCAGAAATTGGTATGAATGGATTTACTGGTCCTGGTACGTATGGATCATATGGTTCTTTTATTTCACGTTCTCTAATAATACATCTAGCAATGTCTTTTACAAACTCAGTTTGTACATCATCCATTGGAGAATTTTTTGTCATCCTAGCAAAAAATGTTTCATCAGAATCTTTTACGCTATCTTGTAATGTTTGAACAGAAACAGTCTTTTCTGTTTCATTTACAGCAAATCCCACAATAGTTTCTTGATCTATATAATCATCTCCAGCAGTTGCAGTACCTTGATCTTTAATAATCTTAAACATTACAGATGATGCAATATCAAGAAATCCACTTCTTGTTACTGTAAAAACGGCAACCTCTCCTTCTTGAACTACTATATCATTAACATTGTACACAATTTTAGGTTTTTTAGTTACCTTAGTTGGCGGTGCTGGTACTCCTCCAATAAATCCAATTGTAGTTGTATTTAAAGGTCTTCCAGTATAAGCCTCATCACAAATATATTGTGTATAATCTGCAGGTGTATCGCCAAATAAATTATCAATACTATCTAATAATCCATCTAAGAAACCCTTATCATCTTCATTTTCTTCTTTACTTCCATCAAGACATACTTTCTTATACTTCGCACATGTCTGATCTGGTCCAGAACAAGAAATACCAAGAAGTTTTAAAACATAGTTAATTGCATTTCCGATCATATCAAATGGAGCAGCAATAGCACCAAGAATATCTTGTAAAGGTCCTAAGACACTATCAAGCAAATTACTCATTAACTGTTGTATCTTAGAAATAATACCATTAACTAATTCATCAATTTGACAAACAACAGAACGATATAATTGATTGATATAGCTCATTAATACATTTGTTAACCATTCAATCAATCTTTCTCCAAGATCTGCCATAGAACAACCAAGTTGTTTCAGCATATTATTAAAGAATTCTGTGATTGGTGTCAATGCATTACCTTTATCATCTGGTCTAAGAACTGCCTTAACTAAAGCATCAACTGCATCTTTTATCTTTTGTGTAATAAATCCCTTAATTTTACCAAGGAATTCTCTAACAATTCTAATAGCTTTGTCTACATATCCTCTCACATCTCCTATAGACTCATTAACCTTACCAGTAACCTTACTAACATAATAAGTTCCAATATTACCATTATTATTCTGAACCTGATACAAAAATTCACCAATAACACTTTTCATTTGTGTTTTAAGATCCACATCTTTGCATTTTTCAGCAACTACCTGACACCATTGTTCATCTTTAATAGCTTCTATTTTTTTAGTTCCTAGATCTACCCTAAGTTCACCATCTCCTCTCGTTGTTCCATCAGATAGTCCACCACCAGTTTTAGCAGTTCCATCCTTACCTTCTTGACCATCTATAACAGGGTTTGGAGCTAAATTTCCAGTTCCTACACCTGTTTTAAATGCTTCAGTATCATTAGGATCAATATCATTGATCACTACTGTTGAACCTGGTACAGGTCCAATAGAACCCATAATTATAGGTTTCTGTTTATCATTATCTAAGTAGTACCCTGTTACCCAACAACCTTTAACTAATTGTGGATGACCTCCGCCAATATTTCCTGGCATGAAAGGTACTGTCACAGGCATTATCACGCTACACCACGGCAAATTTTCCGTTGGTAAAACCTTCTTGTTAGAAGTGTGATCACCAACGATTCTTACCTTATAACGGTACCCGCCCTTGTTATTTTCTTCGTCACTAGCGGTTCCTTCAACTTGTCCAACCCACCAAGTAAAACCATCGTTTCCTATGCGTTGAGTTGGAATTAGCCGTGATAATGCCTCATCCATACTAATCGTCGTATACTAAGCACTCAGGCTCGTCTGGGTTTTGGTCGCAGAATAATTCCAGACAATTTGGATCGTGATGATCACCTGCTTCAATCTCTTCTTTATGATGCTCTACGTACTCTTCAAGGTCATGTAGTTCTGCCTTGTAATGACGACGAGCAGCAGGGTTAGTTAGAGGATCATCCAATAACTCTTTGTCATGCTCTATGTGTTGCTCTATAGTGGTCATAGTTTATCTCTTTAGAGTGTAAATTTATTTAGGTGCCATGTGCTGATACTTGACCTTTCATACCGTAAGAATCTCTCATTAAACGAAGTGTTGTATAAAACATTCCGTTATTACCCATTGTAGGATCATAACTATGAGTTACTTCACTTATCAAGTATTCACCACTACTTTCAGGATCATATTGTTTAGAAACATCTGCTGCAGCAGCATCTGACAACTTGTTTATAAGTCTAATATTAATTAGATGTCCAGCAAGTATGTCTGCATTTCCTGGAATAACAACAGTACATGATTGATTTTGTAGTAGTTGGTAACGAGAAAGTGACTGTACAGTAAAATATTTCTGCCAATCAGCATAGGGAGTTGGTTCTGTAGCACCATCTTCTGGTTCTGGAGAAGCAACTCCTGGTTCATTATACCACGTTTCATGGTCTATGTAAACAGACATTGTTCTGGATGGAAAATCTGCTAATTCCTTACTATCAGCACCTATTGGTATTTTACTAAGAATAGCTTGTCCACCTAAATGTGTCATATTATCATAATTATCCTTTAATCTATACTGATACTCAGAATACCCTCCCGTTGAATGATTAAAAAATGCTACTTTAGTAGCTAATTTCCCCCTTCTAAGAGTTTCCATAAGATTTACTTCTGATGAAAATATAGCTCTTTTAATTGTAAACCTATCATCTCCTCCATCACCAACATTAGCAGCTCTTTCTGTATAAGGTTGATTTTCTTCGCTATCTGGGTCAGAACCCCATGCTTTTCTATTTAATTTTTTTGATTTGAAATCACTTTTTTCATCTGCAAGTAACGAATCAACTGCAAAAAAATTAAACCCGTCCCTTGTTTCCCAAAAGAAAAATCCACCACTTCCTTTAATTTCTTCTTTTGTTTCGTTTGTATTATCTGTCTTCCCACTCTGATACTTTGCCTGTGGAGAAACACTCTTAGTACACATTTTTCCAAAAAAATCAAATGGTCTACTTAAACCTGGAAGCATTTTTACTTCAAATAAAGAATTCTCACCAAAAAGTGTTTTACTACTCTTTAAATCAGTTTTAATACAATTACCAATAATTGAGTATGGATTACCAGTTGTTCCAACAGTAACTTGAGCAATTTCATTAGTAATTGCTTCTGGAGAAATTAATCCAAGAGTATATACTTGTTTCTTTTGTTCAGTCCAACGATTTTGAAGAGTCCATATCACCATCTCATAAGTAATTTCTTTTTCACCCTCCATCCCATTGACAAGAACTTTGAATACAACTTTTTCTCCACCTTTAATAGGTAAACCATTTAACAAACCAGCACTATCAACTAATGTTGCTTTTGCCATCACAAATGGAGAAGTAATTGACTCAGAATATTCTATTGTAGCAATTAATTTCTTTGCTTCCCCCATAGGTTCCCCTTCATGAGGTATAATTTCAAAGCTTTGTAACCTAAAATCGGTTGAACTAGTAAATTTCATTATCCCACCAGTGTTTGAATTCTAAGATTACTCAATATATCTCCTCCCATATCACCCATTGAAGAACCAATAGGAATTTGATTTGATACAGTAGTAGAATTACCACCACTAGTATTACCACCAGAACCAACAACATTATTAATTATTGTACCTGTGCCTGCTTGATTTGCTAATGCAACTTCTGAAGATGATGCATTTAAGTCATTAGATGACTCACCATTTGAATTAAGTAATGTATTGTTAAGGGATGAATCTGTATTAATTCCCTCTAAAAACTCAGTAGGATCCTGAGTTCCACCATGTCCAAACTTAGCTTTGTATTTTTCTGGATCTGCATTTCCACCATTTCTAATCTCATAATGAACAATACCTGCGTCATTACCTTTAG